TTGCAGTACCATTAAATCCTGCTGCGCCACCACCACCACCACCTAAGAAGCCATTACCGCCATTACCGCCATAGTAACCAGCACCACCACCACCTGCACCAAAGCCAGTGGCGTTACCACCATTGATTGCATTAGCAGGACTAGTGGCTGTTCCACCAGCAGTGCCTGCACCACTACCGATTGTATATCCAGCGGCAGTTACTGCCGTAAACAACGAATTACCGCTAGCAGTATTCGCAGCACCGCCTGTGTATCCACCATTCACATCAACAGTTGTACCAACACCGCCGCCAATACCACCACCACCGCCACCACCATCATCGCTAGATTCAGCGTTACCATTGCCACCAGTAGTGGTAATTATTTCGAGTGTTGTGACGCTAAAAATATTATTTGAATTCGCTCCCGCAGTTCCACCAATGTTAAATGTTCTTGTGCCAGTAGCACCATTGTATGCGCTAACAATTCTAGGTGTACCAGTGTAACTAAAATTTGTCATAGTAGTAAGATCTACTATTGTAGCATTGTTTCCTACTAAAGTAATTCGACCAGTAGTGCCAAATGCAACAGATCTTACACCAGTGCCACTACTACTGAATGTTGCAGCAGATAGCGTAAGATTGTTTAGGTTCAGAGCACCCGCTGTAAGTGTGAATGTTCTAGTAGAACCTAGCGTCAAATTATTTAAAAAGTTAAGTGTGCCACCAACACTGTTGCAGGTAATTGGAAAATCTATGGTACGCTGAATGTTTATGTCAACTGATATACCAGCTGTAATGCTTGTGACTAAAGCGCCAGCAGTAAAAGTTCCGCCAGATGCAGGTATGGTTAAATTTCCATAAAGTGATCTTGTAGAATTATCTATTGTGCTAGTATTGTTTGTAAAATCAGCATTATAATATACACCAGATAATGTAACAGTATCCGTAGCAGGGGTAATTACAAGTCCAGTGCCGCTGCTACCAAAACTTAAATCAAACACATTTGTAGATGTCGCGCCAGCTGTACCGCCAATATCAAATGTTCTTGTACCAGTTGCACCGTTATATGTACAGTAAATTCTAGGCGTACCAGTATAAGTAAAATTGGTTATATTAGTCATACTTACAGTAGATGCACTGTTACCAACCAGTGTAATTTGACCTGTGGTGCCAAATGCTATTACTCTAGTAGTGGTAGCACTAGAATCTAAAAATCCAGCAGTAAGCGTAAAATTATTTAAATTAAGTGTACCATTTTCTAATGTTACTGTTCTTGCTGAACCTAGTGTTAGTGCACCTGCTAGCACAAATGTTCCACCAACACCATCAAATGTCATCGGGAAATCAAGTGTTCTGCCGTTAGTTGTAATCGTTGCAGTGCCAGTATCACTAAATGTTGTAACACTAGTGCCTGCTGAGTATGTTCCACCAGAAGCAGGTATAGTTAAATCGCCAAAAATAGATCTTCTTGTACTACTTAATGTTCCTGTAAATCCAGTGAAGTCTATGCTATTGAAGCCACCTGTAAGTGCTATTGTATCAGTTGCAGGCGTGATCACAAGTCCAGTGCCGCTGCTACCGAAACTCACATCAAATATATTTGTGGATGTAGCGCCAGCTGTACTGCCGAAAGTAAATGTTCTAGTGCCAGTAGCGCCGTTATATGTACTGTAAATTCTAGGAGTGCCAGTATATGTGAAACTGGTCATACTCGTCATGAGTACAATATTTGTACCGTTACCAACCAGTGTAATTTGACCTGTGGTGCCAAATGCTATTACTCTAGCAACGCTACCAGAAGAACTTAAAGTTGCAGCAGTAAGTGTAAAATCATTTAAATTAAGTGTACCATTGTCTAATGTTGCTGTTCTTGTTGAACCTAGTGTTAATGCACCTGCTAGCACAAATGTGCCGCCTACACCAGCAAAAGTAATAGGAAAATCAAGTGTTCTGCCATTCGTAGTAATAGTTTCAGTGCCAGTACCAGCAAAAGTGGTAATATTTGTACCTGCCGTAAACGTGCCGCCACTGGCAGGCACAGTTAAATCACCAAAAATAGTTCTTGTTGTATTACTTAATGTTCCTGTAAATCCAGTCAAATTAACTGTATTAAAACTACCAGTTAATGCAACAATATCAGTTGCACTTGGACTCAATACAATGCCAGTAGTTCCACTAGTAGCAACATTATATCCTGCCGCTTGCGCTTCTGTAAAGCCTGTTACAATGGTGCGTGTGCCAACACTACCAGTATATGTAGAATTAATATAAACAGTACCAGATGTTGTAAAATTGGTTGCTGTAGTAACATTAAAGATTGTTACACCATTGCCAGTCAACGCCAGCTGACCAGTGCCAAAGTTTAATGTTCTGGAACTAGAACCACTGCTACCGAATAATGTAGTGGTTAATGTGAATGTACTTAATGCTAAAGTGCCTGCTGTAAATGTATAACCACTTGCTGAACTTGTAGTAATATTAAATGGTAATGTAAACGATCCACTAGTATGTGTAAATGGTAATGTTGTTGTAAAACTACCTGTACCTGTGTTTAATAGTGTTGGTGTGCCTGTTGATATTGTAATACCAGCAGCAGAAATAGTTTTGCTGTTTATATCAAACGAACCATTGCTTAATGTCAGTTGCCTAGTTGCACCTAGTGTTAGGTTGTTTGCTAATGTCCAGGTAGCAGTGCTAGTTGCGCTGCCAAATGTCCATGGAAAATCATAAGTGAAGCCAGCAATATTATTAATCGTAAAACTGCCACTTGTAGCAGCAAATGTCCATGCATTTGCACCAGCTGTAAATGTAGTAGTTCCGTTTGTGGTTAAGTGAGTAAATGCTCCATAAATTATCAAGTTAATATTACTTACTGTTTGCACACCATTTACGATTAAATTTCTTACAACATTACTTGCTGAAAATGCATAGGTTGTACCTGTCACAGTATTCAATAAACTAAAACTTATTGAGTTTGCTTCTGACGGTGCGCCTGTATTAATAGTTTTGGTAACTCCTGTGCCAGTGGTTACACATTCTACTAGTGGAGTTCCGCTTATTGTAAGGTTAGTTGTTGTTCCAGTAGTCCAAATTGTGCTTGTTGTTGCACTAGTTAATACAATTTTACCTGTACCAAAATTCAATACTCTTGTATTGCTATTGCTTGAGTTGAATAATCCTGTCGTTAATGTATGACTACCTAATGCCAGTGTACCTGATGTAACTGTAAAAGTGCTTGTGCTACTTAATGTTAGATTATCTTGTAATGTTTTTGTTCCACCTGCTCCACTTACTGTCATACTGCAATTAAAAGTTGTGCCGCCGCTTGTAATTGTTTTTGATGTAGTCGCTGATAATGTTATGGTGCCAGTACTATTCCATGTAGTTGTACCTGCTGTAATTGCTACATTACCTGCTACTGTTAATGTTGGGGTAGTACCAGTAGCAAATGTTACTGTACCTGTGCTAACTGTTATATCTAAACAGGCTAATGCGCCTGTCATGGTTACAGTATATGTGCCTGCCTGGTCAAAGAAAACACTATCTGCTACTGTCGGCACGCTGGCACCACTGGGACCGCCGCTGCTGGCGCTCCAGTTAGTTGTGCTTGTTGTATTCCATGTGCCTGTGCCACCAACCCAATATCTATCTGCCATAATTTATTGACCTTCTAGTGGGGCTTCAGTAGGCGATTCATCGATTGGTGTTGTTTCTAGTTGAGCGTTGTCGATGTACGACACCCAAGCATCTCTACGAGCTTCTTTCATAGCCTCAATTTCAACATCAGTGTATAATTGGTCGTCTGGTAAATCTAATGAGTCGCTGAATTTACCATACTTTGTGTCATATTCAAAATTAATCTTCATATGATACTTCCTTCAATTATACTTGTGTTGTTACTGCAATTACATCCCAACGAGTGTCAGCAGAATTATATATGCAACCAATATATGACATTTTATTTGCTGTTGTTGATGTAGGCAATACTGTACCAATAACAGTATATGTTGAATTCCAAGTCAATGCGCGGTTTGTTCCATTGTCGAGCAATCTAATTGTGAGTTTATTTCCATCGACTGGAACACCCACTGGCGCATTAATTGTTAACGCTTGTGCCAATGCTGTAATATTGTACTGGTCACCAACTGCGACATTAGGTGTTATTGAAGCTGCATCTGCAACAGAGATAACACGAGGATTGACGCGAGTAGAATCAACAACAACAAACTTTCCATTTCCAGCAACATCTAGTGTCGCTGTTGGGGTTGATGTTCCAATACCAATGCTAGTATTGGTATCAAAGATTAAACTATTCCCTAATGTTGTTGCACCAATATATTTTGCTATATTGTTAGTTGTACCACTAGAAACACCAGCACCACTTGCGCCTTGAACGCCTTGTGCTCCAACTTCACCTTGAACACCCTGCGCGCCTATTGCTCCTTGAACGCCACTTGCTCCTTGAACACCAGCAGCACCCTGCGCACCGACTGCTCCCTGAACACCTTGCGCGCCGACTACTCCCTGCGCGCCTATCTCGCCTTGAACACCTTGAGCACCAGTTGCGCCTTGTGCTCCGACTGCTCCCTGAGCACCAACAAAACCTTGTGCTCCAGTAGCACCTTGTGCACCAACATCACCCTGAGCACCAGTTACGCCTTGTGCTCCAGCAACACCTTGTGCGCCAACAGCACCCTGAATACCTTGTGGTCCTTGTGTTCCAGTATCACCCTTGTCACCAGTACGAACAAATGTCATAATAACATTAGTGCTGTTTGGGAAATTTGATTCAGTTAATGTTGTATTCAATCCAGCAACAGGAACAACGAACCAGTCAGCAACATGAAGATGAGTACCGTTAATATTGAAGAATGTGTATTCTAGAACATTTGCAGAATTTGCAATCTTGAATGTGCCTTTGATTGTCGACGTCGAGTCATCGATTGTATTCAAGTAATTGAAAACATTTCCACTTAAACGATCGATGTTATCAATATACATCTCAGTCGCAGATAGCAATGTTGTATTGTTAAACTTAACAAAGCCAGCCGTTGGATCTGTGTTTGCTGTATTGGTGTTGAAAACATATTCGAATGTTGCGCCACCAAATTCGCCAGTGGCACCTTGTACACCCTGTGCACCTTGAATGCCCTGCGCTCCAGTTCCTGTCGCGCCTTGAACACCTTGAGCACCTTGGACGCCTTGAGCACCAGCAGCACCCTGTGCTCCAGTTCCTGTCGCACCTTGAACACCTTGAGCACCTTGGACACCTTGAGATCCTGTCGCGCCTTGAACACCAGCTGCTCCCTGTGCGCCGACTGCTCCTTGAACACCCTGAGCACCAGCTGCTCCCTGTGCGCCTACAGCACCCTGTGCGCCAACAGCACCTTGTGCACCTTGGATGCCCTGCGCTCCAGCTGCTCCTTGGGCACCTACATCACCTTGCGCTCCAGTTCCTGCTGCACCCTGAACACCCTGGAATCCTTGCGATCCAGCGGCACCTTGAGCGCCTTGAGCACCAGTTCCTGCTGCACCCTGAACACCTTGTGCTCCAGCAATACCTTGATGCCCCTGAGAACCTTCACCACCATCATTACCTTGCGCGCCTTGAACACCTTGAGCACCTTGAGCACCTTGAGCACCTTGAGCACCAGCTGCGCCTTGGAATCCTTGTACGCCAGTTGCACCTTGCACGCCCTGAGCACCTTGAACACCAGCTGCGCCTTGTGCGCCTACATCACCTTGAGCACCGATAACACCTTGAGCGCCCTGAAATCCTTGAACGCCAGTAGCACCTTGAGCGCCTTGTCGACCTTGCGCGCCTTGAAAACCTTGGTGTCCCTGATAGCCTTGGTATCCTTGATAACCTTGCGAACCGAAGGCACCATTACCAGAGATTAACGATGTCCAGTTAAGAAACCCTTGTCCATCTGTGGTTAATACTTGACCATTAGTGCCATCTACACTCGGCAGAATAAATGTGGCGCCACCAGCATTTTCGGAAACAGTTAATGTTACCTGACCAGTATTTGCACCTTCTAGAATAAGACTTGCGCTAGACATTGAGTATTCCTATTATGCCAAAATTTTCCACTTCGAAGTTTTAGGTATTTTAAACACCACCGACCTATTTAGTTTTATGGGACCAGTGCTTGTGGCGTTTTTATTTGTTGATACTGTATAACTTTGTTTGACCGCATTTTCGTTCTCGTCAATAGGTGCTGCAGCTGTTCTAAATGATTCAGTAGAGATAGTTACTGGTGGAGTATTTGATTCTTCAGATGTTTGCCCAATAATTAACCCACCACCAGAAGTATCAGCACTAATCGTTGTTCCACCAAGAGTAATTGTATTACCACTCAAGAATAGATCTTTAAATCTTCTATCAGGAGAACCAAGGCTAAACACTTCATCTAGATCAGGAATGATATCGCGTTTCGCAATAAGATCATCCAGGTCACTCATTCTAACAGCACCGCCACCGCCTCCTGTGGCTATACTATTATTAAACCTTTTTTGTAGCATGTCAAGTTTTTTCTGTAAATTCTCAAACTCTTTTTGTAGAAGTACAGATTTATCTTCTTCTTCAGCTACAGCCTCAACTATTTTTGGAACATCAACAATTGGTTCGCTTTTGCTCTTAGACAACTCACGAATCATGTAGATTAATGATTCTTCTTCTAACTCATAAAGTTCCATAATATCGATGTCTGTGGTCATCTCCTCGATAACATCGATAAGATCTTCCTTGGATAGACTTTCCAGTGCCTTCGTTAGCCTTGGATTAGAATCCGTTTTAAGAATCTTGACTGGAGATTCAATGACAGGTTGAACAATAGGTTCAACTGCCATCTGCACTTCAATCTTTGGCTGCTGGATCTGTTCTTTGAAGAATGCCTTACTTAATTCTTCTTCTCTTTTGATAGATTCAAGAAGTGCTAGGTCAACAGGCTGACCAAAAAGGCGCATCATCTTGACTAGGAGTTTCTTCTCCTCCAGCGTTTTCATATTCTTAAGAAACTAATCCAGGCTTGTATACAGTTTTTCCGTTTACAGTTACTGCTGTGAGTAATTGCTTGCGATTTGTACCCTTAGAAGTATACGATGCATGTACCCATCCAGAATTAGGACCTTCTTTCGGGTCATAAAATTCTAGAATAACCTGATCGAAATCGCAGTTTTGACTTACCCATTTAGCAAGTTCTGGGTTGGCTAATCCGTCGATTTCAAAGTCGACAGCCTCGCCGTTGCAATGCTGAGACTTACTAGACCCACCAACAGCAGAATTAAGGGCAGGACCACGATACCCAGAATTAATGCGGACAGGCTTGCCAAAATGTTTACGAACAGGCTCAAGGATTTTTTCACAGACAATTTTAAGGTTTTGCGCATGTTCAGGTCCAGGTGTGTTATCAATGCGTTTGCGAATAGCAGTTTCTGACTTGGTAAACTCTTTAAGATTGAAGTGCTCAGACAACTGCATATCTGCTGTAACTGCAGCAGGAGCTGCTTTTGGTGCAGTCACTACTGCTGGTGCAGGAGTTGCACTAGTTGCCCAGCCAATATACTTCTTTGTCTTTTCAGAGCGATCGGCTAGACCATGTGTTCCACCGTTAATCTTTTTGGTGATGGATAAAATAGCAGCATCAGTCACGCCTTGATCACAGATTGCCCAGAGTTTATTGCGCTCAAAGAAAAACATTGCTGATTCGAATGCTAGTTCTGTAGCAACAAGATCTGGGTTAGACATTACATCTGGACGCTTGCAGTAATCAGCAAAGGCTTTGTAGTTATCCTTACCTGTTAATTGTAATGCTCCGCGACCGCGATATCTCCAACCATCACCCGAGGATTCTGGTCCATTGCCCATACGAGACGCATACACGCGGTTAGCAATCTTTTCTGGCTTGCGCTCATACTGTGAAGCAATAGCATCTGATGGGAAATACTTCCCAAAGATTCCTCGAAGACCCTTTGTAGAGTAATTCAAGTTTTCTGAGAATGCCTTAAACCCACCTGTTTCGTGTGCTGTTTGAGCAAAAAAGTGAGCAGCACGAACAGGTGTTAGTTTGTAGTAAGCCATTGCTGCTTTAAAGGTTCCTGCTCCCCAGGAACCATCAGCAGAAATACCAATCTTAGTCTGTAGATTCTTAAGACTCATGTTTCACCTCAGGCGATATGATCGTCGATTTCTTCAACTGCGTCTTGAACAGTTTCTTGTAATGGTGACTCTGGTGTTGGATCGGCTGGCTTGTCTTTCTTATCTTCGCCAAGTTTAGCAATCTGCATTCCACCGAGTAGACCAACGAACGCACCGATTACGGTGTTAAATGCTGGTCCGATGATTGCAAAGATATCCTTGTTATCTACCTGCTCATTAGGTAAGAAAATGCCAACCATGAGAATAAGAACAACAATAAGCACAATACTTGCTAGTGTACCGACTGTTACCTTTAAAATCCAATTCTTTAAACCTTGTTCAGCTGTTTGTAGTAAATCCATTGTAATTACCTCTTACCGTATTTTAAATATACCATGGCGCCAGTCAATTCATCCTCGAGGATGATCGGCGCATCCCTATTTTCTTTCGCGTATTGACGAATGGCTTCGCCAATCTCATCACGACCAACATAACTAGAGTAATGTTCAAATTTCTTTTTGCCTAGTTTTGCTTTATTAAATGCGTCTGAAGAAACAACGAATACTTCTTTACCAGCAAATTTTTTGCGGCGAAGCATGCTTCCTTTAGTCGTAACACCCTTTGGTACTGGTGGCGTGTCTGGTTCTAATCCAGCAATCTGCCCACTGCCAACAGTGTTAACAATTGTTTCTTCTTTGATTTGCTTTAATCTTTTCATTAGATGTTTCTTAATATGCTGACCAGTCTGCCGTCTAATTGAATATCGCTCGATCGAATATCTTTACCATCGATGCCCTTAATTATATTTGGCATAGCTGAAGTGAACACTAGAAAAGTCTTTAATGCGCTATAATCGCTTTCGCTAATACGCAAAAATAATATTCTTGTGCTCGCCTCTACACCAAATACATTCTGGCACAATATAAGATGGTTTAACAGTAACCTTTCTTTTATCTCTCCAGTCAAACGATAACGGTGAAGTAATCGTTTAATATATCTAAATGTTTTGTAATCGTCATCGAATTCACTTTGTATGCAGTTAGGCTTATCATAGCACTTGGCTGCATATAACAAAACATTGGACTCATTCAATTCATCAAAAAGCATAGATTAATATTCGTTCGTGTTACCTGCATCATCATCGCGCTTACGATACCAGTCTGAATGTCTTACTGGCATCTCTTCGCGATCCCCGAGAACTTCCTCGGAGTCCATATTTAATAGATCTTCCAGCTCGTCGTTTGATACGACTTGAGCATAACCGTCAACGAATCCATCTTCTCCAGTGTCATAAACGACATAGAGATGATAGTCTGATTCGCCTAGCATATAAACTAGTTCGGCACCAAGATCTAAAAAGTTATTGGTTGCAGACTGCGGTAGCGGGAAACCAAATTTTTCTGTAACACCACGCAATTGGTTTAAAAAGATAGGTGCATTTTGATATGGTTTTTCAGTCAACGCATCAAGTTCACTGTTGATCTGATCTAAATTTTCTTCTAGATAACGCGCATCGATCTGAATAACATCATCAAATGCTTCGTTTAAAAAGTCATTGAATGTTTGCATCTTTCTCACCATTTAATTGTGGCTTCATGTCTATCTTATTTTTCTTGCCTTTAGCAAATTTAATTGCTTTGAGTGCAACATCGGCTTCTTTTTGTTTCTTTCGTTCGTAATCGGCAGCTGCACTTCCTGCTTGTTTTGTATTTTTTCGATTTGCTCTGGCTTCCAGATCAAATTTTTGCTGAGCAGCTTTTACATATGGCTTCATTTCTTCGTTCATCTCGCCTTCCATATAATTAGCTGCTGTAAGGATATAATCCTCAGCAAGTGTAATCTTGCTTTGAACCCACTCAGGTAAATTTGAGTCAGGCTTCAACATGTCATGAAGACGCTTTGCGTTGGCTAGAATGCTGCGAAGCTGAGACTTCGCCATGTCGCCTTCGTAATCGTATTCACCTTTATCTTCAGCGGATCGTTCAATTGCGTCTGTCATTTTATTTACCCATCTTTTTTGCAGCGGCTGACTTTAAGCGAGCCTTGAGCACATCACCGAAAGTAATTTTGGTCTTATCGCCGTGATGCGCAGCGAGCGACTTTTCCTTTGGAGTTACAGCAACTTTACCTTCGGCTTCTTCTTTCGCAAGACTCTTTAGGTTGCCCTTAACATCTTGTTTTGAATAGTCGCCACCAGATAGTTTTGATATGCGGCGAGCATACTTATTCGTCACAGCAGCGTCACGGCGTGTAGTTCCTACAGATGCTTTAACATCTTTAGCGCGAGGTGTGAGTGCTTGCTGAGTAGCAACAAAACTATTGCGAGCATTTACTTCATCCACCTGTTCGACTTCTTCTTTCATTGCCTTCATTTTATCAAGTTTGAGTCCAGCCAAATAGCGTCCACCGCCATCGTTTGGCGACATTTTACTGATTTTTCTTTCTAGTTCTTTTATTTCTTTATCGCGATTGATTGAATCCAAATAGCGTCCACCATAATCGTCTGTTTTTGTTTTATTTCGATTAACTTCATCCACCTGCTCGGTTTCTTCGTTTGTTCCACGCTTTTTCGCGTAGTAAGCACCTAGAGCCTGTTGAATACGCTCTTTCTTGCTCTTCCCAGCAAACTTTGGATTGTCTGACTTGACGAAATCGCTAATCCACTTTGATGCTGGATCAGCAGCTGTTAGTTTTTCTTCGATGTACTTCATAGTGGATTCCTCGGTTTCTTCTTTCTTTAGTTTTGTCATAACTTCTGATGGGGACATTTTACCAGATGCAAGTTTATTTTGCATTCTTTCGGTGTCTTTTTGCTTCAATAAATCTAGCCCACGCTGACGGCTCAATGCACTTCTTTGTTGTTCTTGATCAAATGCACGACCCAACTTTTCTGCTGCACTCATACGGCGACGAGCCTCATCCATCTGCTCGACTTCTTCTTGAACTTTGACAAGTTTAATGTCTTTGTACTTACGGCTCTTTGTCATTTTATAATGCGTGCTTAGAGCATCAGCCTTTTTAGGATGCACTTTTGATCTAAAGGTTTCTTTATCTTTTGTGGTTCCGACAACCTGATAGCCAGCCTCATCAATCGTAGGACCATCAAGTTCAACGCTATCACCAACATATCTACGTCCTGGTTCATATACAGGAAATGGTTTTGCTGGTTGAGATGCATTGAACTTTTTAGTCAATTGTTTTTGAGCAAATTTTCGTGCTGCATTAGTGTTTTGAAGTTTTCTAAGTGGATTTGGGTCACCAGCTTTGTCCGCAGCTAGAGCAGAATCGACGGATTTCATCGTAAGTGGTCTTTTTTCTCTACTCACTTTGAGATACTTTTTGTAATCAATTTCATCAATTTGCTCGACTTCTTCTGCAACTGTTGGTTTTACAAATGGCTTTACATGAACAACTTCATAGTGTTTGGCCATGCTGCTACCAAATATTTTGGCAAACTTGCCGTGAGCACCTTTTTTGCTATCTGAGTTAACTGGAACTTCAAAGTGATCTTTTACATCCGATGGAGCACTTTTTTTTGGTCTTAGATAGGCAACATGCGAGTTCATTAATCTGCCTCTGCCTTGCTCGACTTCTTCTTTCATTCTATTGATATATGATTTGAATTTGTCGGCAACAGTATCCCCTTTATGTCTGCTTATGTTGACAGGCTTGCCATGCAAACTACCACGGACTGTGTCGTCTTCCTTGTCATGTTCTAGCCAGCCAACTTCTTTATTCTTAACAGAGATACTAAAGTGTCGCATCTTTGGGTTTGCTTCTGAATTTTTGAATACAGGAGATTCTTTAGGTTCAATTTTATACCTACGAGCTTCATCCATCTGCTCGACTTCTTCTTTCTTCAATCCTGCCTTCATTGCCCTGCGAGCAAGAGCGCGAACATAGCGATACCCTTCTGGTTGCTTTCCTGCTGGCATCTTTGGCTTTGTTTTTACTGGACCACCAAGAGCTGCTTCAGCTTCTTTCTTGGTGACTTCGTCGATTTGCTCGGCTTCTTCGTTAGTGTAACGAACTAGAGCAACCTTTGGATTATATCCTGCTTTGATGCCCTTGATGATTTCCTTTGCGCTGCTTTGACCGACACCAGCCATTGAACTGCTGCCACCAGATCCACCAGCGCCAATTGGTTGGCGACCACCTTTTTCGTAGTACGCTTTTTGGCGCGCAGCATTCATTGCACGAATAGATTGTGGCGCAGCTGTCATCTGCTTTCTAGGTGCAGGAGCGACAACTCGTTTCGCAGCAGCTGCAGATCTACCGCCTTCGACTTCTGAAGGCATCGTCATGTTATTCTTTTTATACCATGCCTTTTGAGCAGCCTTTGACATCTTATGCAATAATGCTGGAACTTTTACGTCTGCCATTTATGATTCCTCGATCTTTACTGTAAGATCATTTGTCCCACGTTTTATTCTATGAAAAGTTTTTGCGGGAATAAAAAACTTATCGCCTTTAATTAATGGTATTGGAAGTTTATTTTCTAATTGAACTTCCCAACCAGAACCTTCTATAACCTCAATATATCTACCCTTTTCGTCACGATGCCAGACCAATTCTTCTGTTAAAACATCGTGTTTGAATGTACGCACAAAACTCGATTTATTTAGTTGTTCGTCAATATATGGCTTTACCACCATATCTTGCCTGAATTGCTAAAGAATCTTGGATAACGACATGCCCAATAAGACGCGCTGGTCTTATCCTTATTGGTTAAGCAACGATGGCGAGCAACGAATGACTTTGTTGCTCCTGGATCATTGAACTTCTTTGCCATTCCAGACTGACTGAAGCGGACTTTCTTGACGCCACCATCACCAGTGCGAACATAAACCGCACCACCGCCACCTTCGCGCCATGGCTTACCAATGCCCTTGCCATCAGTTTTATCTTCTTCATTTACAGGAACGCAGTTGGGAACCATTCGGTTGCCCTTCTTCTTTAATCCTTTTTGTGTATACCCAGACCAACAGGCTTCTTCTAAACCTTCTTCTACTGGATAATCTAGGACAACTTGTTGCCCTTCAAACTCGGCAATTTCGCCAATGTTTGAATTAAGCATATCCCTTTCCCACTCGTCTTTTGGAGCATAATTGCCTTCAGAATAAAGGCGTCTGGCTTCAGAGATCATTTCAAAAAACATCTCTGACCCTGGACGGAAAGCATTTTCAGTAAACGAGATTTTATTTTCTAGATGGTATTGGACAGCTTCTTCCAAAGTAATATCTTCGCGCACATACGAACCGCTCGTAACGACTGGTAGACCATCCAAAGCAGCATCTCTTGCATTAGGTGGAACTGTTTGCGACTTTTTCTTTTTGGATGATTTTGCCAATGTTGGTGTTAGATCTACGGCTTCTTCGTAGTTTTCTGGACAGCAATCCATCTCTTGTTCAAACATCTGATCAATATCTTCTCTTAGATCTTTATCAGCACCATGATAAGTGCCTTTACCTTTAGAGATATATGAGTTCACGCGAGCATGACCCCACTGTGATGGCGTGGTTCCTGGGCGGTGACCAGAGTTCCAAGCAGCAACGCCACGACGATACACCTTTCTTAAAGTAGAAACTGAGATTCCTGACTTGGCTGCTTTTGCTGATAAAGACTTATCTGCCGCACCTTCGTCGACTGTTTCCTCAGAAACACGACCCGTTTCTTTTCTCTTGTTCATAACAGCAGTGATGTTTCCACTGCGAGCTATGCGACGAATCTTTTTCTCATTGGCTTCGTCCATCATCTTACGGACTTTTAGTGTATACTTGCTTGGCTTTGTTTTGGCAGTTGCATCGCCAGGAGCTGGTTCGTATGCACGAGGATCGCTGTCAGAAAGTTTTGCCTTTTCTCTCCAATGTGATGCTCTAGCCTTCGCCGTTGATGCACTCAATCCAGCAACATACTTCTTTGGCAATCCAGACGCTTTATCTTTTGCAACTGATGGCAACTTTTTTTCAGATAATGCCAGCCCTCTTTCTACTAGACGCTCCAGTAGTTTTTCGATCTGGCTTGCGAACATAATCTGTTCCATTTGACTAGATTCGTTTAGATTAATTGAATTATTAAACACGAAGCAATCTAGTTCTTCTGATAGTTTTTCAGAACGATACCACTTTTCTAAACGCTTGTTTTCTGGTAGTGGATCTGCTCGTTCATCATTACGAGCGCGAGAAACTTTGTTAGTTACAGAAACATATACAGTATCAAACTCATAGCCTTCGAGCATAGTCTTAACGAGTTCAATCTTATCCGCGTCAGCAGCACCATTGACGACAATGTTTGCATTTGATTCCAATAGTTCAGAGGCTTTACCCGAAAGCACTTGGTCTAGTTGAACCTCAACAAGATCAAATCGAGAAAAGATATTCTTCAGGACATAGTCCTTTCCGCTACCTGGACCGCCAAGTAGGAAAATGCCGATTGGTGAATTTGTTTCTTCGCTCATTGCTTTTTTTACCTTATCATGTATTGATGCACCGAGTTCTTTGTTACTGTAATGGCTAACAAACTCGTCGCGTTTACCTGCCTTAACTAAACCACGAAGTTTAGAAGCAGACATACCTTCTGCACCCTCTGCGTCTGGATCTCGTTGACCAGCAGACTTAACTTCGACTTTTTTAATTCCTGGAAATTCTTTCTTTCTATATTTATTGAGTAAAGTGTGGAACTCTTTTACTCGATCAGAACCCACAACCATTGTTACATGCGTGTGACCTTTAGATTCTAGATGCTTCATTGCATCAATTGCAGTTTTAACTTTGCTATTAGATACAACATTGGCATTCGGGAATAAATTTCTTAACGCGCCTGCCTTTTCGCCGTGTGACAATGGATTTTTTCTAGAATCTTGTGTGTGCGATGGGAAAATGTAATGCTTGCCACCACTTTCCTCAGCATGTGATTGAACAGCAGATACAAGTTTACCATGACCTGCTTCGGTTGGTGGGTTAAATCTGCCAAAAGTAAATGTTGCTTTACTCATATGATACTCTTTTGTCCTCGTAGCACTGCAGATCTTGCTCTGTTAAGTTTACTAAACTCCTCACGATCTACAACTTTTAATCCTTTCGCAAAGTAACCTTCTGGTCCAGATTCTTTACCGCTAATAGAATGCGAATATTCGCCACTTGCAGTTTTATTTAAACCGCGAGCAAGCAGATTAGTTGCTTTTTGCGTGTTATGATGAATATCGAATGTAGTTTTAAACGCAGCAGAATTGTTCTTTACATGCTCCAGTGCAGAGTCACGAGCAGCGGCTTTAGCGTTCTTGGCTTTCTCAGTTTTAACTTTGTCGATTTCTTTTGCCCATCTGTTTGTAAGATGGCGAGTGTATCCCTGAACAGTTGGCTTTTCGCCAGAGTCGACTGTTGAGTTTACATAGGTTCTGAGTGTTGCTTCGTGACCAGCAAGATGCTCATAGGAATGACCTTTCATCAGTTTTTGAGCAGCCGCTAATCTTTCCACAACGGCTTTACGATCTTTTGGGCTTAACCTTTGTTCTTCTTTACCGATAGCATGTTTAACTAGATGAACATCTGGATGTTCTCCAAACTCCGACTGATCCGTGATAGGTGTTGCCTTTTTGTTTCTACCTTTTAACTCAGTGTGGACTGTGATGCTGAGTTTAGACTTGGCTAGTTTTTTACCTTCTGGAGAATTTTTATCGACGGCATACTTAATAGTGTTTGGAGTGTGTGAGATCTTACCATCGGTTTCTTCACGAGTTTCTGGAGTGGACATAAATCCACCTTGCCACTCGCCAGCTCTTTTAGGAAGAACCTTGTAGCCGTGTGCTAGAATGGCTTTAAGCGGCTCAGCAAGGTATGGTTTTTTGCCATGCTGAGTGTCGACGTCGGATGCAGTGTAGTTATACTTGGCGCCTGGACCCTTGTATTTTACGCCAACGCGACCGTCTTTTTCGCGGACGATCTGGAATGACATTTTGTCATCGATTTTGCGTGTAATTGGAGTCCTTCCGAGAGCAACGCCTCGGAGAGCAGTGAGTGCTTGAGATGCTGGTTTTGAACCGTCAAATGTGCGATCAGAGGGATGCTCTAGATGCTGGATTCCTACGGCTTTAGACGCCTCTGTTAAAAAGGCAGAGAACTGTAACATACTCTCTCCACACTGTGGGATTACCTTTTATTTAGTATATTTAGAGTTTCATACTTGCAATAGCGTTCTTGAGTGCATCTCGAATATCCGACATACCCTCATAAGCAGGAATGGTGCAGGTTGACCGCCCAGCTGCTGTTGCTGCCTTAAATTCTTCTGGAGTGTACCATTGCGGGTCAATCTTCATAAGATCCGCAAGTTCATGCATGTTTACAGAACCCTTATTTACCAGGTTATAGTACCCATTAGGCTCGTGTTCTTCCATAAGATTACAGGCGACGCTTACAGCCTCATCAAGATCTGTTAATGAGTTTTCGCCAGCATCAATTAACTTACCGTGTTTGGCGTAGTTATAGACCTTTGTAAGATAATTTTTAGACTCGTTGACACCAGTAAATGGCATACGAATACGATAAACCTGCGCTTTATCGCCAAGATAGACATCTGAAACACCCTTGGATACTGAATAGATGCTACCAAAATAGTTTGGTGGAGCGTCCACATCATCAATATCACCCATGTAGATACACCCGCTGGAGAAATGCGCCAAACGAGTTCTCCATCCACATGCATTAGCCAATAATGCTGGGAAAATTGCATTGGCGTCAATAGTACCCTGCTTGTCCAACTCACAGGCATCAACATTTGGGGTTCCCGTTTTACCAGCACAGTTTACAACCCAATCAAATGTGGTTCTTTCTATAGTATCGATTGCATCTTCATGGGAGCAAAATGTTACCACATGCCCACGCTGAAGCAATTCCTTGAATACCTTTTTACCCGTCCATCCTCGACCAACTACTAGAAAATGCATAATTAAATCCTCGTGTGAATAATTTTGTACAAATACTTACCATAATCCGACTTGGCATACTTATTAGCCTGTTCTTCAACTTGTTTCTGCGTAATCCATGCATGCTTGTAAGCAATCTCTTCGGGGCATGCAATCATCGTTCCAGTTCTTTTTTGTACTGATCCAACAAAAACAGATGCCTCTGACAAAGACTCGAATGTCCCAGTATCAATCCATGCAACACCACGATTCAAAAACTCAACTTTACAATCATGATTCTTCATGTACAATTTATTGATGTCAGTAATTTCCAGTTCACCGCGATGCGACGGTGTAATCTGCCAAGCATAGTCTACCACTTTATTATCATAAAAGTATAAACCTGTTACTGCATAATTGCTAGGTGGGTTGGCTGGCTTTTCGTGAACATCAATGGGATCATTGTTATCGTTAAACTCAACAACGCCGAATCGCTCAGGGTCACTGACATGATATGCAAATAGAGTACATCCTGTTCTGTTCCAGTTAGCATGAGCGAAACGATTAATCAAATCATTTCCATAGAAAATGTTATCGCCAAGAATAAGCGCAACATCATCCTTTCCGATCCATTCTTCGCAGATACGGAAACACTCAGCAATACCCTTTGGCTCTGGCTGGATTGAGTATGAGATATTGATGCCCCATTGAGATCCATCACCACAGAGTCGCTTGAATGCTTCTGCGTCGTTTGGTGAATTGACAATCATGATATCGCGAATACCAGCCATCATCAATGTCGATAGCGGATAATACACCAGCGGTTTATCATAAACTGGCAGTAATTGTTTCGAAGTCACTTCGGTGCATGGGTACAAACGAGTGCCCATTCCACCTGATAAAATTATACCCTTTCTCATAGATACCACTCCACAGTTTTTCTCAAACCATCAAATATATTTGTTTTTGCTTCCCATCCAAGTTCATTTTTAAGTTTACTTGAATCCATCGAATAACGCAAATCATGACCCTTTCGATCATCCACAAAATTAATCCAGTTTTTATGTGTTTCTGGTGGCTTGCCCATGATATCCAAAATCATAGATACCATGCTTAGATTGTCACACTCAAATCCACCACCAATGTTGTACCGTTCACCACGCTTAAAGTTTTCGCCAATAGTTAAAAGTGCATCGCAATGGTCTTCAACAAATAACCAGTCACGAATATTAGAACCATTACCGTAAACAGGAATAGGTGTGTTGTTTTTGATATGTTGAATGATTGTTGGAATAAACTTTTCTTTGTGCTGACGAGGACCATAGTTATTCGAACAGTTAGTTACAACTGCTTCTAGGTTATGCGTGTTTACATACGAGCGAACTAGGTGGTCGCTGGCTGCTTTAGTTGCAGAGTATGGGTTGCGTGGGTCGTATGGCGTTGTTTCGCTGAACGAAGGATCATCTGGACCAAGACTTCCATAAACTTCATCAGTAGAAACATGGACTAACTTGCCGCCATATTTCTTGATGCACTTTAGAATGTTATGGGTGCCGTTAATATTGGTGCTAAGAAAGTCATCGTCACCACGGATAGAATTATCAACATGAGACTCAGCCGCAAAATGGAAAATAATATCTGGTTCATAGCTGGAATACATGTGCTCCAAAAATTGAAGATTGCGAATGTCAACTCTCTTGACTTGCAATCGCCAGTCATCATAAAATTTATCTAGATTACTGCTGTTTGCAGAATAAGAGTAATTGTCGAGGACGACAATCTCATCCGAAGGATATTTTTTAAGGTGGGAGATTACAAAATTAGAACCAATAAACCCCAATCCACCAGTCACAAATGTAGTCATAAAACCTCAATTATTTTGCAATAACATATTTCGCTGAGTAATCACTTCCAGATGCTGCAGCAACTATAAATGATTTTATTAATTTAGTTGATTTTCCACTGCGCGCATTACTCACAAGATAATCTTTTATCTCTTTATTTGGTCCAGAATCAGTAAAATACTTTTTACTCAAATCATTTCTAATTTCTCTGTATCGAATACCTTCTGGAGAATCTTTTGGTTCTTTCTTAAGATCTTTTAATTTTTTTGTTGCTTCTTCTGCAAAACCTCGTTTAGCTGTTTGCATAGATAATTCTAATTTATTACCAAATTGAGAATCAACTGATTTTGCCACGTCAATTATTTTATTTCCTGAGAGTGAACCACCTCGCGCCCCACCCTTTGACCGTATTTCCATTTTATATGTTCCACCAGAAAATGTGCCTGTCGCAGCATCATGACGAATCACAATATCTGTGGATTTATCGGTCTTACTTATCTCCACAACTAATGATCTTGCATCTTCTGCTTTACCACCAATGCCTGCAAATATATATGGCAGTTCACCACCACCCTCAAAGTTAACTTTAACAACTTCAACCTCTCCTGTTTGCTTCTTTAAAGAAAGTGGAAGAAGATCTGCAGAATCAATCATACCTGAGATCATTCCATTAAGTTCTTCAAATGTTATTTTTGGCTGTTTTGAAACTGCCACAGCCAACTTTTTTTTTGCTACTGGGGTTGCAAAGTAAATATCTGCTGGACTCCACTTATTAATATTACCAAATGCTTTTGATGGACCTTCGACTTCTTTTAAGATTTTATTTGCTCGTGAAAATAGAGTTTGGATATTACCCATAACTTCATCATCACCACGAACATAAATGATATTACTCCAGTTGACATTTTTAATTCTATTGAATTTTTGATTGATATTACCAACTTCTACTAAAACCTGTTTTGCAATATGCATAGAGGAATGAAACCAAGTTTTATCAGAAATTAAAAACTTTTCAATGTCTGCTAAAGAAACTCCAGGCGTATTCACATTAGTTTTATATGCTTCTTTTATAACTTGCGTTATATTTTTTTGTCCAGGAGGATTATATTTGGCAGTGAAATCTTCATAAGTCTTATAAACTTTTTTATCAAAAACTTTTGTTGATTCTCTATGTCCCAAATAATCTGCTAATGCACAGAATAACGCTTGGGCTGCTTCTTGGAGTGCCGTTTTATCTGCCATTTTTATAAACCTTCTTTAAAAACTTTTTCCAAACTTTAGGATCTTGATCCCGAAAGTTTTTGCGATACATAAAGATGGCTTCAGAATTTCTCCAGCCAATCGTATGCGCTTTTCGTAATTTATTTAGCGCAACATTATCGAACTTTGTTTCGAATGCATAAGCATCTATTTCATCAGTCGAACCCAGATACATCATCTGATAATCGCGTTCTACATCTTCTACTTTATATGGTGCAGGTGTAATTTTATACTTTCTCTTGATGTTTTGCTGTCGATGACGCAGCTCATGAAAAAGCACTTTGGTGACATTGACTGACAAATTTTTAGCACCCTTTGGTGTCATGGTCACTGACAGTTTATCAGATGGAAGGCTAAGATAGATGTAAATGCAGTCGGGGATACCCATAAAACGAGACTGGTATAAACCAGAAACAAGTATTGGATAATCTGCATAATACTTTTCATCGTATCGACTGGAAGCAAATACAACTTTATCCTTCTCAAAAAGTTTGTTGAGTTTACGAATCAGAGGTGCAATTCTTTTTTCGCCAACCCAATTATCAATTAAGTCAGCAATCTGCTTTTGGCGTTTATGCACATCCTTCATAATTCTCATACTTTTAGATTCTTAAACTTATCTGTGCTTCGACCACGATCAAAGGCTGGCTTTGAGTTGTTTTCCTGCATCACTGAATCTTGGGCTTTCTGTTCAAGATCGTACAACTTCATCTTGGCTCTGTCAACTCCAATCGTAAATCGTTTATGGAGGTTGGGATCGTTATAACGATTTTTAAGTTGCTTGACGAGTAACTGATTAAGTTGCTGCAACTCTTCAGTGCTAACAAGAGCAAACATAAAGTCAGCAGTCGCAGGTAGACCGAACGATTCAGAAGTATCTTCGAGTCCAGGATCCGAGTTACTGAACCCTGAACGAGTTGTTTGAGTTGCAGAAACAATCGGGACATTATTCTCCACCGCAAGACCGCGCAGTTCTTCGGCGATAGCCTTGATGTAAGTATAACTGTTTACATTCGCACCCGCCTTAATTCTAGACGATGCGCAAATATTTAGGTAGTCAATGAAGATTATATCTGGGCGGAAGTTCTTCTTCAGTGCAAGATCGTTAATCAATGCGCGGAAGTGAGCAGGATTCGCAGACGCAGTTGGATATTCTTTAATAATTAACTTGCCTTTGACAGAACCCCTGAGTTTACCCATTCGCTTCTCATACATGTCTTTCGGCATGTTCATGAGATCGTCAAGAGAAACATTGAGGAGATTAGCGTCGATTCTTTCAGCAATCTTCTCCTCAGCCATTTCTAGAGTAATGTATAGAACATTGTAGTTCTGCGTCAGGCAACCAGCAGCCACATGACACATAAACAGAGACTTGCCGACACCAGTACCTGCAAGAGCAATGTTAAGGGTCTTTTGTGGTAATCCACCTTTAGTGATTTTGTTGAAATATTCAAGATCGAAGGGGATTCTTTTTTCGACGCGATGATAAAAATCGTAGCGATCAGCGTAACTATCCAAAAAATCATGACCAATGTGAGGATCGAAACTAACCCCCAGAGCATCAGACAAAAGAGTAGGAATGCTTCCTTTGCCCC